GCTCAAAACTATTATGCTCTGTGCAAATCAAACTAAAATTCCACACGCTCTAGCAACCATATCTTTGAGGAAAGGTACTGAAAGCGTAAACATCATTAATCCTAATGAAATACCAACACAATTAACCAAGGTGTCTATCACACCAGATAAAACAGAAATCAAAAAACAACTCAAAGCGGGTATCAAAATTGATGGGGCTGAATTAGTCACTGGTGCTCAAACTATATCAATAAGGACTAAATAATATGACAAATGAAATTACAGAATACATAAAGGACAATGATACAGCATATCGAGATGCCCTTGTTGCATTCGCAAAAGCACAAGCTGAAATGGGTGCGGCTTTTAAAAATTCTAAAAATCCATTCTTAAAAAATAAATATGCTGACTTAACAGCAATACAAAATGCTGTTTATCCACCATTTCATGCTAATGGTTTTATTATACAGCAATGCCCAGACAGAGATGAACTGGGTACTTATGTTGAAACAATACTTAGGCATACATCGGGTGGGTCATTTGCTTGCAAAGTTTATTTGGAATATAAAGCAAACGATATGCAATCAATGGGGGGTGCTATCACATATGCGCGCAGATATGGATTATCTGCCCTTACAGGCGTACCTATTGAAGATGATGATGGGAACATGGCAAATGGTAGAACAGCCCCTGTAGCGCAGAAATCATTACACCGTATCGATACGCCTCAAAAACACCGCAACGAAACACCAGAACAGCGTGGCATAAAGCTTATGAAGTTTATAGAAACTGCTACAGTTGATACTTTTGATGCTATGTTTGACAAAGCATTTAACTTAATAAAAGAAATTGCAGAAACAGATAAAGAATTTTCTAATAAAATATCTACTGCATGGGAAAACAAATCAATTGAACTAGGAATGAACTAATGAAAAATATTACTATATATGGAAACTGTGCAAAAGATGCTGTTGTAAGAACAACACAAGGTGGCATGGATGTTTGCGGCTTTGACATAGCTGTCAATGATAGGAGAACAAAAGAAACATATTGGTTTAGTGTTTCTTATTGGGGGAAAGCTGGAAAAGCGGTTTCTCCATATCTTAGAAAAGGACAGCCTGTCGTAGTTAATGGTGAATTTTCTTGGCGCGAATACAATGATAAAAAATATTTAGAGGTAAATGCAAATAGCGTTTCACTAGCTGGGAAAGCAACAGGCAATCCACATCCGACTGCTGAAACTGCTGGTGATTTAAAGCCAACATATCTTGGCACTGAAGATGACGCTTTTGATGATACAATACCGTTTTGAGCAATAAACCAAGAATATCGGTTAAGCTACAAGATGGACAGTTACTACCCTGTTCCGCATATGATGCGGAGCAGTTAGCATTAGCAACGTATAACGCTGAATTTGATCTGGTATTAAGATCAAAAAGATCAGAACAACATCATAAGCTATATTGGTCAATTCTTGGCAAAGCCTGTAAAGCGACAGGAAAATGGCCTAACTCTGATAATTTGCACAGAGAACTTAAAATGGCCTGTGGTTTTTTTCAAACAGTCGTTAGCGAGTTTGGCGGTATTTATTATTTTCCAGACACAATCGCTATGAATAAAATGAACCAAAAAGAATTTAATGAGTTTTTTGAGTTAGCAATGGAAAAACTTGCTGATGCAATAGGGACAGACCCATTGGAGTTATTGAAATGAAAAAGGAATATACCGAAGAAAAAATAATGATAAGAGCTATGCCATGTCCAAAATGTGGCGCAAAGCCAAGAGAACATTGCAAAAGGCCACCAAGAGAAGATGGTCTAATAAGAAACCATAATGATCGTATGCTTTTATGGCATAAGTTTATTAAAGTTACAGAAGAAAAATGAGGTAAATCTAAAATGACTTTTTATACATTTCTTGTAATAACATATGTAGTCGCTGGCGTAGAAATAGAAAAGAAAACTTTATATAAAAACGCATATGAATGTGGCAATGCACTGCCATCCGCATACAAACCATATGAAGATATGGACAGCATGGCGCAATGTATAGAAACAGATAAAATATCTGAAATTAAAACAAAGCCAAAATTAAGACCAAAAAATTTAGGGGTTAAATAATTATGTGGTCAAACCTCAAACAGCAAAAGCCAATTAGAAATGAAAAGTTTTTAAATGAAATTAGGCAAAGGAAATGTGTAATCTGTCAAAAATTTGGAGAAGTCCAAACAACTATGACTACAGCACATCATGTTATACACGATAGAAATAGCGGTGGCAAAACCTGTGATATGCGCGCAATACCTTTATGTGATGGACACCATCAAGGAATGTGGGACACGAAAAAGGTAGCAATACACAAAGAAAAACAGAAATGGCGCGAATTATATGGTGCTGATTGGTCATATTCTGATTAATACAAGGGGAAAGGGTTTATAATTATATATGTTGGCAAATTCTGCCGAAAGCATTCGGAAATTATTGTGCAAAATTTTCCAGCTCGTCCCATTGTATCTTTACATGTGTTTCTGCTTTCTGATCTGGCTTGCAATAACTCTTAAAAGCAGACAAGTGCCAAACCTGTGCATCGTCCTTATAAACAACTTCATTACACCCATCCAATACAGCTTTAGCTAGGTTATCAATATCAGGCTTAGAAGGTACTAAAACTCCAGACTGACAAAGAATGGTTTTAGTTTTTGTATATGATTTAGGCACATCAAAATAAAAAGAGACAATAACACTTACCCTTCTATCAGTAACCTTTAGCCTAGAGTTCTGCATAGCAACCCAAGCGGTTTGTTTAATCAGAGTTTCTCGTTTACGTGTTTCTTTCGGAGTATATGCGTGTCCTTGCTTAGTAAATCTTGGTCGAGCTTTTCCAGTTGGTTTACCAGCTACTATAAATTCACAATTTTTAATCGACATAATATCTGCCTGTTAAGGTTATTAACTTCTATAAAGCATTTATATACGCATTAGAAGTGCAAATATGGGGGTCTAATGCGTTTATTTATAAATTATTTATAATAGGTGTTGACATAGTTAACAGTTATCATTATAAAGTTAATATAATTTATGAGAGGACAAATTATGATTATAAGCGATAAGAAATTTTCAAACTTAGATGAAGCTAATGCACACGGCAAGTTCATCGCAGAAAATACTGGATGGGATTACATTGGTGCAATCGTATCTGGCTCAAAAAATAATCTAACTTTTACAGCACAGTGGAGATATTAATGCAAAATCAAAAATTTCAAATCTTAAATTTCTTGCGAAATACAAATACTGGAATGACATCATGGGATGCTATTCAGCATTGCAGATGCACAAGGTTAGCCGCCAGAATATTAAACTTAAAAGATGATGGTCACACAATCGAAACTATCATGGAACAAAATAATGGTTCTGGCAAAAGATACGCCAGATATTACTTAATCAAAGAGGCATCGTTATGAAAATTTATTCACCAGAAGGCAACTTCGATATAAACTGGAACCCAGCAAAATATAAAACAAAGGGTGGCGCGGCTAAAGCTTTATACAAAGAACTTTGCCGAATTTGTAAACTTCAAGGTGCTGACCCAAAATGGGAGGTTTGGATAAAATCACCAATTGAAAGCACAGCACATGGATATTGTCCGAACGCTTGGCACGTTTGCTGGGAAAGTGGACCTTACGATTGGGCAATAAATGTTTTCGCAAGCGGTGAATGGGGACATTGTGAAACTTACTGGGGCTTTGATTTAGCCTTTTACGAATAGGGGGTGCAATATGGCTAAGAATGCACCTATGTCTGACGCATATAAAGATTACCAAGCGTTTAAAAAACAGTATGAAGACCAGCTGATTTTTGCTTATAAAGCGTATTCTACGGAAGAACTCTTGGCACACTTTAAAATGTTTGAAAAAGAAAGAGACCATGCCAGCGCACAATATCGTACTACTGGCATGGTACACTATAAGGAAACCAAAGAAAGGTTTTCCAGAAACGCTGAAGTTTACAAATTTGTTTTAGATAAAAGAAACGAGGGTAATAAAAATGCAAATTAAAGGCGCAAAAACTATTCTTGAAAAACGCTGTAAGTTTTATGGAAAGGACTTACCGTGGCTATTTAGTGTAATTAACGAAGGTTGGGACGAGCCAGAAAACGTAAAACGTGCAATGAAAGTTTATCAGGCACACATTAAAGACCAAGATTATTGGATACAGAAATATGGTCGTGAGCCGTGGTAAAGGTAGAAAAATGAAAAATTACTTGAAAGAATTCATGGAAATAAAGGGTAGAAAGCCTACTGAAGCAGAACTTGGTCAAATGATGCATATGTCTGCAAAGGGAACTTCTGGTGCAAAAAAAGAAAAAGAAAGCGTCTATGCATTTGGTAAAACTACACAAACTCACAACAATTTAGGTGGACGCGCGAAGCAAAAAGTTAAATTAAGCACCAATGCAAAGCGTATTAATGACCTTTTGCATAAAAAATTTGATGCGAGTACAATATCTGTTATATTAGATTTAAGGGAATATACGGTAAAAAACATAATAAAATATGCAAGATTACCGCGTACACCAGATCAAATACTTGATTAATCGTGTGGGTGGCGTTGTTAATAAAATTAGCGCATTTTGGTAGCAACATGAGGTCAAAAAATTTTAAATCGCCCGATATTAAAATAAGATTTTGATTTTACCACCCACACAACTTTAAACCATAAAATTGATAATTATACAATATGAAATTTAATTCTCAGTAAATTGTTCTGGCCTTAAACCAGCCATTGCAGTCAATCTTCTTAGTTCTTCTTTACCTTTTTCATTTAACTGATTGTCTTCATTTAAGAAATTATTTTCGTGCAAATCAACTTCAATATGTAAATATGGCTTTCGACCACAAATCATTGCAATAAGGCCACCTAGCCTTGTTATTTGCTTCTGTGACAACTTACCCTCATGACCTAATACT